TTTCTTGTTACCGAACTATCGGCACCTGTAGGGAAATAATCCTTACCGGATGCATAGTGTTCATCGTCATATCCGTTGTTGAATGTATTTTCATCTATAGGGAATTCGTCATCATCTCCGTCATGCTCAAATTCCGGGAATTCTCCTGAAACATTATCCCCGTAAGGATCTGTGTTTGATATTGTTATAACATTGTTATCATCGGGATTCATTATATCGTATTCGCTCGGATCAAACGGAGTAATACCTAGGTATTCTTCCACATCGTGCATGATTCTATTGGTTTCATGCTCGTTATATCCACGTTCTGCAAATTCGCTCCTGATAATGTTCAGTGCTTCGTCTTCTGGGTATTGCTGAATTAAACCTTCAAAGCGGTCGCAGGCTTGTGTTACATCAAGCACCGAGCCTTCCTCAAGACCCATTGCGCTACTTTCATTCTTGTGCTGCATTGCCTTGCTAAGTTGTTCGGTCCCGCTGTCGGCTTTGTTGAATTCTTTTGCTACACTTTGATCCATGCCGGCTCTTTTTGCGAATTTAGGATCGTGGGCTGAGGCGGCCATAAACCTTGCTTGCTTTTCGGATGTAGACTTTTCTTCTAAATCGTACGAATCTTCTTTTACACCCTTAGCAACATACACCTTGCCACCGGCAGAACTGCCTTCTCTTCGGCCTACGCTCGGATCAGATGCTCTGGCATCTCTTGCTGCTTGTGCAGCGGCTGGACGAGATGTGGCGGCGTCTGGGTGATCTTTGGGCACACGGCGCGGAGATCCCATATCTGGGTTAGGCGAATGGTAAACCCTGGTCGCTTCACCGAGGCCGGGAATAGACTGCACACTTTCGTTGAGTATGCCGGCTAATTGTTTCATGCGTTGAATTTCGTTCATTTTGTTTCTCCAATCTTAAGGACATTTGGTCTCTTTACTCTACCGAAGAAACCTACTTCGTTTTGTTTTAAATTCTTTTCGCTATTGAACTCGTGGTAACCTTTAGGTAAGGTTGAGTGATCTTCTGTTGCCTTGGGACTAAGAGGCCCATCGACTGTAGTGATTTCTCTTTCTTTACGAACTTTTTCCAATTCTTGCAAGAATCCCATGTTGTATTCTGCGCCGTATTTCTTTTCTTCGGGATCGACATCTTCGTAATCAGTTCCCAATTTTGCCTTATACTTGGCTTTATATTCAGGCGAGGATCTTTCAAGGTACAAATCTGTTTCAATTTGACGTGGATCGTGTTCCGAATATACAGCCACCAATTCTGGCGAAATACCAGTATTGTTACAAATAAAAGTTCTAAGGAAATCAAGCGATGCTGGATAACCGAGTGTTAAATCGCAAATAAAAACGGAGGTGTTTCTAGCATTAGGAAAATCTAAAGGGCTTTCTTGTATCGGTGTTTTTCTAAAAGCCGATGCCGATTTCAACTCGTACTTGGCAAGAGATTTTTCTAAACAATCCATTACCTTGTCTGTCATTTCGTTTAACGCAAACTTGACAACATATTTGTATTCTGTTTTTGTTTCAGCTACATAGCTTGTAAATGTTCTAACTTTTGTCATTTATGACTCCATAATAGGATTATTTATCAGTCTTTTCTGATTTGCTTGATACAATATGTTTTAGCAATTCGTTTCTGTCGAATTCTGCACCGGTTCCGGAACGAGATGGACCATTGCCAGCTTCGACATCAATCTGTTCAGCACGAACTTTCTTTAATTGCAATTCAATCATCTTAAGCTTCTTATCGGCCTTTGAATTTTTTGCATCAAGGGCGGCGCGCAACATCTGACCCGCAACTTCGTATATTTTACCAGCATGCATATCTGGTACATTATTACCCAACGATACCAAATCCTCGAATGTCCTCATTGCCTTAGATGCAATTGAATCCATTTCATTATCATGCGCTTCTAACCCTGTTACTGTTGGCAGGGCGAAATCGACTTTTTCTGCTGTAGAAAGTGATGTAAAAATCTCTTGTGCATCCTGCATCAATTCTGTCTTAGTTTTTACTGGCTCGTCGTCGAAATCCTCATCGTCTGAACTCGATGATGGTAAATTGAAGAATTCTTCAAGTTTTTTTGTCATATTAACCTTTTCTTTTAGGATTATTGAAAATATTATTTTCAGTCATTACCCTAAATCCTATACCATGTTGTTTAGCAAATGCGCGAGCGGCTTCCCATTTATATTGGTTTAATACGAATGCTGCTTTTGCTTTTTGCGATTTGGCTTGTTCGAGTATTGCTTCTTTTGCCGGTTTTACTTCGATTAGTTCAGTTATTTGCTTGCCATGTGCATCAATATAAGTAACTATGAAGTCCGGGACATACACAGTATATTTACCCGTGAAAGGATTTTGATAAGGAATTTTAAGGCCTTCGCTTACCCAACTGATGATATTAGGGTTAGTATCAAACATTACCATTACCTTATGTTCCCAGCTACTTCTAAAAATAGGAACTTTCTCACCTGCATATTTCTCTTTATTTACAGGGTGGTAATATCCTTGAATAAATTTGTTAGCCATGTTATGCTCTTATCTGTCTTGCTTGTAAACTATTTCTATTGTCAACTGATGTAACTTTACCTACCTGACTGCCAGGATCTCTTAAGATATTGAAAGCCCTGTATGCATCGTCGGTAAAATCTATCTTTCCCAGTTTTTCTGCTTGTTCAAGAAATGCCTGCGGCGTTACATTCATTAATGTTGCCATATCAATTGCAAGTGCAGTCATTGTATCGGCATAAACCGCTGAAGCACCTCTATTGATGAAATAGCATCTTGTTGTATCGTATGCCTCTGGAGAAAAATTTCCCACAACACCGGAACCCAGGACGGCCTGTGATATATTGCTAGGATTAGGAAAAACAACAGGCCCGTTGGCGTATTTAAATGCGTTGGTAGGAGAACCGTTTACCGTAACCACATTTCTTTGTGTTCCCAGGTAGGTTAACATCTGTGAACTGAATCTTCCAATAGATGATAAATTAGCCACCGAAGTATTTTCCTATTTTAATTCGTTTTATGTCTTGGTACATATTCTTTTCATTATTGATTGTACCTGTAACATCTTGATAGATAGCCCTGGTTGCTCTGTATTCGGCGTTTGCTTGTTGTGCGGCACCTGATACAAAACTCTTTGCCTGAATATATGCAGATGCGGCAGTCTTAATTGGATTAGGCTGCAAATTAAGTGTGCCGCCGAGCACACTTGAACTTACTCTGTTTATATCCGCCACTTGAGGATAGGTACTCGACACAAGTGAGCCCAATTTAGACTGGCTATTCTGACTATTATACGACGAAACTTCGTTTACATTGACAATAGATGTACTGGATTGCATCAAATCGACCACTGATGTCGAGAAAGATAACTGTGGTAATTCTAAAAACGCACCATTTTCAAAAGGTGCGGTACTCGAGGTATTGTTTGATTCTGTTCCACCAAGCGTCATGTTCTTGATGTTGTAATATGCATATTCGTATTCTATAGTAAATGTAAGTTCAAGTGATCTATCACTTGAAGCATAATTTAAATTATCGTGTGTGAACGCAGATATACGAGGATTAACTAGTGTTACCTGGTTAAATTTTCCACCATGCACTTGGTAAATATCAATCGATTGTATTAGGTTTCTTACATTCTGCACAGTAGGCAGATTATATCCAAATAACTGACTATTCAATGTATCGGCTATAATATTTTCGGTTGTGCTTTTTGTACCAATTGTATTCGTTGGGGAATCAGTTGATGTGCTATTCTGCAAATCGACGCGGCGCGGATCTACTGCTGCGTATGCCGAACTACTCTGGCCGCCGCCGGTTGTACCTGTACTTATGGGAGTTGTAGTTTTTTGCTCGGTAGCATAGATTCCATCGCTAGACGATCTCTGTTTAGCGCTGTTTATCCCGGGTTCGTTGCCGTCACCAAAATAATACCTATAGTACATTTCCCAAAATTTAAGAGTCTTACCGTCTGCCACATCATGAAAGACAATTTTAATCGGGTCAAACATTATCTTTGACTGATTAATTCTTTTTCTGTTATATTGGTTAAGTGGTGTGGTTTCGATTTTCATCGATGGCATATCAATGGACTTTACCAAGGGCGCAATTTGATCTAATTCCTGAGAATTAAAATGTTGGCTGATAAAACTTTTTGCTGTGCCTACATTATTCAGGTTAATTCCAACATAGAATTCAAAAGGCACCCGTGGCTGGTTGATAAACAAACTTTGATTTTTTTGCCCAAAGTTATGTATTGCATGCTCGGGTGTCTTCAGATAAAGGAATTTCT